ACGTGTAGGCAATGCCACAAATTCGCTGTTTACAGCTCCATCCTCGGCAATATCGTGGATATAAAAGCCTCGTTCCTGTCCCTCATCGTTGAAATTCAGGGCTGATACAGCTCCGCAATAATACGCATTTTTGCATCCATCAAGCTGTTGCGGTCTATGGATATGTCCGAAGCACGTCAGGTCAAAATCTGCGGCTTGCAGGGTAGATGTATACACGCAAGGCTCAAACTGGGAGAAAAACGCTGTCTGTCCGCTCTCCATATTTGCACCCTCGATGGTGTAATGGGAAACCAGCACGTTAGGCAATCCATCGCTGCACTGTGCTTTCAACCCTTTAATCAGGGTGTCAATATACTGGGTGAAGATTTCGTTTTCTTCCTGCTTGTCCAGTGCGGGCATCTTTGCCCTGAAATACCCTCTATCGAAACCAGGGAGGGCTGCCACGTTCAATCGCTGTCCGTGATAGCCGAATACCTCCATAGCAACAGGGGTAGTAATTACGTGTACGCTGTCGTCTCCATCAAATGCGGTGTCCAGCATCTTGTACTGTTCCTCGCTATCGTGATTTGGTGTGCCTCTCACAATAACCACGGGTGCAACCTTTTCCAGCTCTCGGATATACTTAATCGCCGTCTGGCTCTCTTTCAATCCTCTATCGCTCCACACTCTCGCCTGATGGAACACGTCGCCAGCAATAACGATAAAATCAGGCATTTTTGACTTGGCAGCTTCCACCAACCCATCGAGGCATTTACAGATGTCCAAAAAACGGACATTTTCGCCGTTGCGTGTCGGTCCTTGGAACTGTCCAATGTGCCAGTCGCCTGTGTGTAAAATCTTCATTGTTCGTCCTCCTATCTGTTCTCGTCCTTAACCGTTCTGCACCTGCTTCTGGCAATTCATACAAAGTGGCTTGCCGTACTGTCTAACGCTGAAATTGATAACGCCGTCGCTCAATTTCTTGCCACACATCTGGCAAATTGTCGGGTCGTCAACCTCCTCGACCTCTCCCGTGGCATTTACCGTAGGTGCTTCGATATAATCCTGACCACCCTCTACTGCGGGAGGCTCATAACCATCCGTGCCGCTATCTTCCTCGGCATCGTCGGCGTAAATTGTTCTACGTGCATTGCTTGCACTCTCCGTAACTCCGTACAGCTCCTTTGCCGCTCCGAAGAAACTCTTTACAGCTTCATCTCGCACAGCAGGATTGTCCAGATTGGGCACAAGGTACGCTACGACAAACGGCTTAGCAAGCTCTGCCTTGGTGTACGTGGCTTTAATCTGCATTGCCATTCGCAAGGCTCTGTTTAATGCCTTGCTTTCGCACATCTCGCTGCGGAATTTGGCAAACTCTTTAATCTGTGCGGGTGACATTCCGTTTGTGGCATCTGCGAAGATAATTTCCTTGGATGCGACGACCTCCACATTCTCGCCTGTAAGCTGGGGCATACTGATGACAACTCGGTGCTTGACATCCTTATTGCTACACGCTCCGCAATTCACGGGGCGACCAATTCCACGGTTGACCGATGCACATTTCTCGCACTGGGTAGGAAGAACAGGCTCGCTCTTTACCACCTTAATGCCCGCAGCTCTCATCAACTTTGTAAGAGCCTTTTTCGTTAATGCCCATCCGTCAGGCTTGGTCTGTAAATAAATTTCTTTGTCTGCCTCATTCGTGGAAATATACACGACGTTCATCACAGGCTTGTGTACGTCAGCAATCTCCGTTACCGTTTTCATCGGTACAAGCAGATTGAATTTTCCCTCTGGGTACTGTTCTGCCAGCATCAAAGTGTTGGCATTTGCTTTTTGCATTTCGTTCATAGTTTTTTACCTCCATAACTATTGACATTATGCCGATGTTATGCTATAATGAGGTTGCTTTTCGGAAATGCCCTGTGCTTTTGCGCGGGCGTTTCTTTTTTCCTCATAATCCGCAATACACATCGCTGTAAACATTTCCTGCCGTATTGCCTCCACAACTAACTGTGCGAGGTAGTACGGTTTTTTTCTTTCACCATCCGCATCGCCCTCACGGTCAATAATCCGTTCCAGTTTGCATTTGGCTTGCTCTGCTGTAACATTCCACAACATATCGGGAAGTGGTATGCCGAGCAACGCTTCCGCTATTTGTCGAACTTCTTGCATTCGCCTTTCCTCCTCTCTGGTCCTTTACGACCTCACTGAAAATATAGCTATGTAACGCACTATACGCTACCATTGCCACCGCACAGAGAAGCATCCACTCACTACCGATTGCAAAATAACCTCTGCTGAAATATGCAATAGGTAGTACCACCAGTGCCACCGCTGCGGCTGCTGCAAGGGCAACTACCACCTCGAAAGCAAATAACACCGCAATTTGAAATAAAGTTGGTCCTCGTCTCTTTCTCATTCTTCTGCATCTCCATTTCTGCAAATCAGGTTTGCTGCATCCTCAATAATTGAACGGGAATAATTCGTGCTGTACACACCCTGCTGCCATAAGTTCCTCGCTCCTGTCTCTCCGCAGTTGTAACACATCAGTGCCAGACCAATATCGTCGTATTTTTCCATCAATCCATCGAGTAGATAAATTCCAGCAATCACATTCTGTTCGCCATCCAAGAAATCGGTAATGCCCAGTTCCTCACCCAGCCATTCGTGATTGATTGAATTGATTTGCATATAACCATAATCGTCTGTCTTTGAAACCACCGTCTGTCTGTAACTGCTCTCGTGTCCTATCAGGGCAATTACAATATCGTAATGCTCAAATCCATATTGTTCGCAAACGTCCTGTATGTACTCCTGAAAATCGTTGTCCAGTGGTACATCGTAATAAACGTATGTCTTTTTCGCCTCCGTCGTGGGTGTAGGCTCAACCTCCGCAAACTTCACAGCCGCTGTCTGGCTCGTCTCTGTGCTTTGCATTCCATACGGAACAACAAGCACCGTGTTCGGCCTCTCGTCATCCTGTGCCGCTTTTGTGTTGCCAACGCCTAAAAGCATAATCATTCCAAACATAACAGCAAACAAAATCATCGCTGTAATTTGCATTCTTTGTTTAATCTTATACATAACCGTTACTGACCGCTGCCGCAGTCAGGCTTGCCTGTGCTTTCCGCGCTATTTCTCGGAGAGCCTTTTTTATATCCTCCTGCGATTTTCCCGAACAGTAATTGTCGGCAATCTTTATTCGGGTGTTCCCGATGTTGAACTCTTTTACCACGTTCGGTTGTGCGGTCATTGTTTCACCTCCTATTTGGTATTTTGAAGTTTGTCAAGGACTGTTAACGTCTCATCAATTCGTCGCCGTGCTTCCAGAAATTCATCTTTCAGCTTCGGTATTCTTTCTGCCTCGTGGTCGTTCTCTGCTCCCTCATCCATAAGCTCTGCCAGTTCTTTCATTGAAGCGGTCAGCTTGTTTAGGATATTTGTGAGCCTGATAAATGTTCGCTCTGGTGGCATCTCTGGAACTTCTCTGCAATTCTTGCCGAGTGGACACTCATTTGCACAATACCACAGGATAAGCTCTGGGCAGTTATAAGCATCTGCCATCAAAGCAACCACATCGTTTGGCGGTCTGGTTATATCCAGCTCGTACTTTTTCAGGCTGTCCTCGGTAACTCCTGGCAGCTCATCCGCTGCACTCATTCTGGATGCAAACCGCTCGTTGTACTTTGCAGCCTCTAAACGTGCTTGACAGTACCTATTTCCAGAGGCTTTTGTTACTTGCCTCGCCATTTATTTCGCCCCCTTTCCGATGTATAATATAAGCAGTTCAAGAGATTGCCCTTTTAAGGGGTGTTCCACGTGAAACATTACGGACTATTTGCTACGATTTGGGGCATTTTATTGTAAAAAATATCGTCGTCATAGTAGTCCAAAATTTTCTTCATACGCAACGCAACATCAAGCGATGGATTTTTTTCGCCGCTTTCAATCTGGCTGTAAAAGCTGCGACTAATGCCACAAGCCTTGCTAAACGTGTCTTGCGTATAGCCCTTTTCTTTTCGCATCTCTTGGAGCTTTGCTCTCATTGGCTTTCGCCTCCTTTCGTTGCCCCTTGTAGGGGTATCTGTTAGTTATTATATCCCCTTTTGGGGGCAAAGTCAATACCTTTTACAGATTTTTTTCAAAAATTTTTGTAACCGTTGACGTTTATCGGGGCAAGGCGTTGCTAAAAGGGGCAAAATGCAGTATAATAAATATATTTGGAGGTACATCATTATGCAATCATTTTCCAACCGTCTAATTGCTCTACGCAAAGAGCGTGGCTACACCCAGCACGAGCTGGCTAAAATACTGAATTATAAACGTTCCACCTTATCGGGGTATGAAACAGAGGGAAAAGAGCCAGACTTTGAAACCCTTTGCAAGTTCGCTGAATTTTTCGGAGTAACCACGGACTATATGCTTGGCATATCTTCCGTCCGCACTCATAACGACGTGGTGTTTGTCAACGATACCCACAATTTCGCTGCAACATACGAAACCCTGCCCGCAGACTATAAACAAGTCATTGCATCCACCTTCGACAAATTCTATCTGCTTTTATCTCGTGATATGAAGCAGCGTAAGCTCTCCCGTCTGGAACTTTACGAAGCCCTGTTTGCCCTCATACAATCCAAACGAGCTGACATCCGTAATTGTGTCGAGAACGGCAACCTTGCAAAAGACCCGCTGGCTCTCTCTAACCTTATGGCGGCACAGACGGAGTTCAAAAACGAGGTGTCTGTTTTGTTGGACAAATTACTACAAGCCGATATGGGCGTTCATACCCAAAAAGAAAGCCCCGCATCCTCGGCAAAATCGGCAATATAATATACGTGGATTGGAGGAACAACGAAGATGACTAAATATATCGCAATATACGAGGCTATTGGTGACGGCACCAAGGACAGGGGAGAAAAGATATATTTTCTCGCTCTTGCCAAGGACTGCATCAATAAAACCACACAGACATATAAGGTGCTTGAAAGTTATCCACTTTCCGATGTCGTGTCTGTGGATTGCTACCACTCCGACAAACTCCAACAGGGCAATGTTGCTGGTGGTGCTGCCGCAGGACTTCTTTTCGGCGGCATCGCTGGTGCAGTGGTCGGCGGTCTGGTCAATGCTGGTGCTAAACAATCGTGGGTATGCGAGATTGAGCTGAAAGACAGAACTCTCTTTTACAGGCTCAACTCCGATACGGACAAAGCAAAGTTTGTGAAATGGGCTGACAAGCTCGGCATCCTCAAACCTTGACAACCTCCACCACGCAAGAAAGGAGGTATGTCCTATCAGCTATTGTCTTTATCTACGTAAATCCCGTGCTGATATGGAAGCCGAAGCCCACGGGGAGGGCGAAACCCTTGCCCGCCACGAGAAACAATTACTGGACCTTGCTAAACGCAGGAACTACAACGTAACCCAGATATATCGTGAAGTCGTTTCTGGTGAAACCATTGCCGCTCGTCCTGTTATGCAGCACCTACTCCAAGAAGTGGAGCAAGGGCTGTGGGAGGGTGTGCTTGTTGTCGAGGTGGAACGTCTCGCCCGTGGAGATACCATCGACCAAGGCATTATGGCACAGGCGTTCAAATACTCCAATACCGAAATAATTACCCCGTTAAAGGTCTATGACCCAAACAACGAATTTGACGAGGAGTATTTCGAGTTTGGTCTGTTTATGTCTCGCCGTGAATATAAAACCATCAACCGCCGTTTGCAACGTGGTCGCTCCATCTCTGCCAAAGAGGGGAAATACGTCAGCGGGCGTACCCCTTATGGCTACGAACGCATCCGTGTTCCAAACGACAAGGGCTGGACCTTGAAGCCCAAGGAAGTCGAGGCAGATATTGTCCGCTTCATCTTCTCCACCTATGCCAAGGGCGAACAGTCTCCTGACGGTGAATTTCAGCCCGTGGGTGTTCGTGGTATTTGCAAACGCCTTGACGATATGCACGTAGCCCCTCCATCCCTCGGAGACCACTGGGAAGAAAGCACCGTCCGCAATATTCTCCGCAACCCACTCTATATTGGCAAAATACGCTGGAACACCAAGAAACGCAAAAAACGTGTTGTCAACGGCTCTGTCTCCTACGAACGTGCTACACCTCCACCTGATGAACAAATCTACGTTGATGGCTTGCATCCTCCACTGGTATCGCAGGAATTGTTTGACCGTGTGCAAGAGATTTTCAACCAAAAAGGTGTCGTTCCTGTTCAGCGTAACAATGAGGTCGTAAACCCTCTTGCTGGCATCCTCATCTGTGCCAAATGCGGCAGAACTATGGTACGCCGTCCTAACGGCTCTACGCCCGTACTGATGTGTCCGAACAGGATATGTGATAACATCTCGTCCCATTACGATGTTGTGGAGGAACGGCTGATTGCAGCCCTCTCTCAATGGCTCAATGAATATCGCCTTGTTTGGTCGGATAATCCAGAGCCTGACGAAGCATCCTCTATCGCAGTGAAGCAAAAGGCTCTCGTCAAGGCATCTAATGAGGTGGAAACCCTCAACAAACAACTTGCCCGCACTCACGACTTGCTGGAACAGGGTGTATATGATACAGACACGTTCCTCGCTCGTTCTCGCTCCATCAATGAGCGTATGCTGGCTGTCCAGACTTCCATAAAGGAGCTGACCGAAGCCATATCCCGTGATGAACAGATTGCATTGAGCAGGGTGAGCATCATTCCAAAGGTCGAGCATCTTCTATCGGTCTATTCGGAACTGCCAAACGCTGCCGCTAAAAACGAGTTGTTAAAGGGCATCATCGAACGGGCTGAATATTCCAAAGACACACGTTCTGGAAGAAATGGACCTTATGACAATTTCGAGCTGTTCATCTATCCCAAGCTGCCATCATCCAGAGAATAACAATAGCCGCCCGTTAGGACGGCTATTTTCACTGATAACGTGAGCAATATAATTTGATAAATTAAATGGCATCGATTATATCAATCCTGAATCGATTCCAAATATTGATTTATATATGGATCAAATCACCAGTTTCATGGATGACCAGTTGGAAATGTCCAAACGTCGTGAAGACGATAAATTGCTG